ATGACGGCACTACAAACTATGCAGTAGATGTCATTAATGCGCGTTCAGATTACATTAAAATGATTGATTTTGATGCTGTATATACAGCAGCTAATGCCGGTACAGCTGCAGCAAACGGTACTGCTTATAGCAGCGGTATTGTAACTGCAACTGATTATGCCTTTGCAAACGGAGTTAACTCCGGAACCTTTGGCACAGCAGAATATCTTAAAGGATATGATTTGTTTGAAGATAAGGATCAAGTAGAAATCGACTTCTTGATTTCTCCTTCAATGGCAAGTCAAGAAGCACAAGCAACAATCGTGAATGACTTAACTGCTACAGCACAATCACTTCGTAAGGATTGTGTGGTTACTGCAAGTCCAAATAGAAATGCTGTTGTAAATATTACAAATGCAAATACTATTGTAACTAATACAGTTACAACGGTAAATACGTTTACTAACTCATCATATTTGGTAGTTGATAACAACTTCCTTAAAATTTATGATAAGTATAACGATCAGTATATTCAAATTCCAGCTGCTTCTTCTACTGCAGGTATTATGGCAGCAACTGACCTCAATCGGGCTCCATGGTTCTCACCAGCAGGTTCACGTCGCGGTCAGTATCTTGGAATTACTGCAATTGCATATTCGCCGACTAAAATTCAAAGAGATACACTCTATAAAGCAGGAATTAACCCAGTTGCAAATATTCCTGGTCAGGGTGTTCTACTATTCGGCGATAAAACAAAGCTAAATAGACCTTCAGCTTTTGATAGAATTAACGTTCGTAGACTGTTCCTTATTCTAGAAAGAGCAATTGGTAAAGCAGCTGAGCAAGTAATGTTCGAGTTTAACGATGAGTTTACTCGTGCAGAATTTGTAAATATTGTTGAGCCAGTTCTCAGAGAAGTAAAAGGTCGCCGTGGTATTACAGACTTCCGTGTTATTGCAGACGCAACTAATAACACAGCGGAAGTTGTCGACCGCAACGAGTTCATTGCAAACATCTTCATCAAGCCAGCCCGTTCAATCAACTACGTAACACTTAACTTCGTAGCTGTAAGATCTGGTGTTGACTTCGAAGAAGTTGTTGGCACAGTTTAAGGAGGTAATGTAAAATGGCTGTTCTCGGTGTAGATGACTTTAAGTCAAAACTGAGAGGTGGCGGTGCTCGTCCTAACCTCTTTAAAGTAACAATTAACTATCCTGGCTTTGCAGATGGAGATGCAGAACTTACTTCGTTCTTGTGTGAAACTGCTTCATTGCCTGGATCAACATTCGGTATTATTCCTGTACCATTTAGAGGACGTGTTCTCAAAATTGCAGGTGATAGAACATTTGCCGAATGGTCCACAACTATTATCAACGATACTGATTTTGCTATCCGCGATGCAATTGAGCGTTGGATGAATGGCATTAATGCTCATTCTGCTAACACTGGTCTATCTGCTCCAATTTCATATGAAGCAGATCTTCTAGTACAACAATTGGATCGTAATGGAGATGTTTTGAAGACATACACCTTCCGTGGTGCATATCCTCAAGATCTATCAGAAATTGCAGTATCATATTCTGATACTGATAATATTGAAAGATTCACATGTGTCTGGGCTTATCAGTACTTTGAGACTAATACTACTAGCTAAATATATAATAGGAGCCAGTCTTTTGGCTGGCTCCTTTCTCTAGCTTAGGAATTTAAAATGGCAGATGATAAAGGTTTAACCCTATTTGGTTTTGAAATTAAGAAAGCCAAAAAGAAGGAAGAAGAAAAAGCTCCTTCTATTGTTCCGCCGCGTGATGATGAAGGTGGTAGTTATGCCACTGCATCTGGCTCACATTATGGCCAGTATCTTAATCTTGGTGATGACGATTCGAAAGACAACTATCAACTCATAATGAAATATCGTGGTAATGCAATGCATCCAGAAGTTGATGCAGCAATCGAAGATATTGTAAATGAGGCAATTACTGGATCACAGCTAGAACAGACTCTTGATATTAATCTAGAAGATGTTCAGGCTCCAGATAGAATCAAAAAAGTAATTAAAGAAGAATTTGATGAAATCTATGGCATGCTCAATTTTAAAGAGTTGGGTCATGATATCTTTAGACGTTGGTATGTCGATGGTCGTATGTATCACCATCTTGTACTTAATGAAGCAAATCCAAAAGAAGGTATTGTTGAAATTAGACCTATTGATGCTGCAAAAATGCGCAAGGTCAAAAAGGTAAAGAAGAAAAAAGATCCAGCGACAAATGCTGAGATCATTGAAAGTACAGAAGAGTTTTTTGTTTTTCAAGAAAAACCGGGTCAATACACTAACGGCGTCAAGATGACAACTGACTCAGTAAGTTATGTTACATCTGGACTACTTTCAGAAGACCGTAAAAAGATTATTTCATTCTTACATAAAGCACTCAAGCCAATTAATCAATTGCGCATGATGGAAGATGCACTGGTTATCTATAGATTGGCACGTGCACCAGAACGTCGGATGTTTTATATTGATGTAGGTAACTTACCGCGTGGTAAAGCCGAACAATATATGAAAGACATTATGGCCAAGTATCGTAATAAACTTGTCTATGATGCCAAGACCGGTGAAATTAGAGACGATCGCAAGCATATGTCTATGCTTGAAGATTTTTGGCTGCCTCGGCGCGAAGGTGGTAGAGGCACAGAAATTCAAACTCTGCCTGGCGGTGAAAATCTAGGACAAATTGAAGATGTTATCTTTTTCCAAAAGAAAGTATATCGCTCTTTAAATGTTCCTATTGCACGTTTAGAACAAGAAAATCAATTTAGTCTTGGTAGATCTACTGAGGTCAATAGAGATGAACTAAAATTCCAAAAGTTTATCGATAGACTTCGTATGAGATTTGCACATCTTTTCTATGGAATTTTGAAAAAGCAGCTGATATTAAAAGGCATTTGTACAGAAGAGGATTGGGAAGATTGGAAGAATGATATTACTGTTGACTTTGTAAAAGACAATCATTTTACAGAGTTGCGTGATATTGAAATTCTTCGTGAAAGAATCCAAACTTTGGATCAAGTACAAAACTATGTCGGTGAATACTATTCAAAAGAATGGGTACAAAAGAATGTTCTCATGCTTTCTGACGAAGATATTGAAAAAATGAAAAAAGAAATAGATGGTGAAGAAGCTGAAGCACCTAATGAAGAAGAACCGCCAGTTCCGGAAGAAACTCCACAAGAACCGGCAGGCAGTCAAAAACATAGTATTGATATTAATGTAAAAGGAAATAACTAATGAGTGAAGAAGTTGAAGTAATGGATCAGGAACTGCCATCTCCGGAGATTCAGAATATGGTCCAACATGCAATGGACCAAGAATACACCAAGGCTAATGACATTTTTAAAGATGTCATGACAATTAAATTAAATGATTTGCTTGACCAGGAAGAAGTGAGAATAGCAGATCAAATGTTTAATGGAGTCGAAGATGAAGATTTTGAAGATGACGACGAACAACTCGAACTTGACCTTGAAGCAGAGAGCGAGTCTGAATCGGAAGAATCGGATGATGAAGAAGAATACGAAGAGTCGGATAATGAAGAAGAGTTAGAAAATTAAATTTTCTTTTAAGTATAAAATAATAAAATTATAAATAATAGTACGATTATGAAACAGTTTTCTCAATTGCGTGAACTCACAGGAAGAAAACCAGAAGGCCAATTAATGGTCAATAAAAAACTGGGTAGGATTCAAGTGATGGTCTATAAAGAAAGAAACGGTTATGTTGCCTATATAGATGGTGACAGACTGGATTCTTATAGAACAAAAAACGAAGCTGAAAAAGCTGCAAATGAATTTGTAAAGGTATTAAAAAAATGAAGCTGATTGCTGAATATACTGAAGACCAGTTGGAAGTTGTCACTGAGGCAACTAAAGACGGCGGCAAGAAGTATGCCATTGAAGGTGTATTCATGTCAGCCGAACAAAAGAATCGTAACGGTAGAATATATCCTCGTCCTGTAATGGAAGCCGCTGTAGGCAAATATGTCAATGAGCAGGTTTCAAAGGGAAGAGCAGTAGGTGAATTAAATCATCCTGAAGGTCCTACCGTTAATCTCGACAAAGTTTCCCACAAAATCGAATCACTGACCTGGTCAGGTAATGATGTTGTGGGCAAAGCGACTATTTTGGAAACTCCTATGGGACAAATTGTAAAAGGTTTGCTTGACGGAGGTGTCAAACTAGGCGTATCAACTCGTGGTATGGGAAGCCTCGAATCTCGTGGTGGCGTAATGATGGTAAAAGGAGATTTTCTCCTTAATGCTGTCGATATCGTTCAAGATCCATCTGCACCTAGCGCATTTGTTAATGGAGTTATGGAAGGTGTTGAATGGGTATGGAACAACGGCATTATCGAGCCACAGGCAATTGAAAAGATAGAGACTGAAATTAAGAAAGCTCCGCGCGCTGACCTCTATGAGACTCAAGTTCGTGAGTTTAAGAATTTCCTCTCGTTGCTCAAAACTAAATAAAAAGGAGTCAATTATGACTGAAGATCAAATCATTGAAGATCAGGAAGTTGAACTCCATGACGATGACAACGAAGTCGTGGAAGGAACTCACGATCCTAAAAATGCTGAAGCACAATCAGTATCTGCTACCGATAAAGCCGGTGAAGCTACTAAGAAAGCTCCAGCACGTAAAGGTGACAACACAAAGCAAGATCCAATGCCAAAAACTAAAGCTGGTATGATGAGTGCTGCTGTTGGTGCAATGCAAGGCATGTCAAAGGAAAAACTTTCTGGTGTTCTGGCTACTCTTACAGCCGGTACTCATGCAGATGCTTTTGACGGCGAAGAAATTGCAGAAACCGCAATTGATCTCGATTATAAAGCAGATTTTTCAGAAGACCTAAACGCATTGGTCGCTGAAGAAGCTACTTTGTCTGAAGAGTTCAAGGAGAAAGCCGAAGTAATTTTTGAAGCAGCTATTAAATCTAAGCTTGCTGAAGAAATTGATCGTCTTGAAGAAAAATACAACGAAGAATTGGCCGAAGAAGTTGCTACTACTAAAGCTGATCTCGTTGAAAAAGTCGATAGCTATCTTAACTACGTAGTTGAGAATTGGATGGAAGAAAATAAACTTGCTGTCCAGTCTGGCCTAAGAACTGAAATTGCCGAGAAGTTTATGAACAGCTTGAAAGATCTGTTTGTAGAGTCATACATCGAAGTTCCAGAGTCAAAGGTTGACCTAGTTGACGAACTAGCAGAAAATGTTGAAGAGCTAGAAAATGCTCTTAATGAAACAACTGCTAAACACATCTCAATGGCAGAAGAGCTTGAGCAGTATAAGCGTGATGCGGTTATCCGTGAGCACTCAGCTGGTCTAGCAGAAACTCAAATTGAGAAACTCAAAGATTTGGTAGAAGATTTTGATTTTGATACAGAAGAAGCTTTCTCTGCGAAAGTAGCGACTGTTAAAGAATCTTATTTTACCAAAAAAGTAACTGAGTCCGCTGCCATCGAAGAAGATGAAAGTGGTGATGACATCGTAGAAACTTCTCCGATGATGGCTCAGTATCTCTCAGCAATCCAAAAAACAAACAAATAATTGGAGTCCAAAATGCAAGTATCTTACGATAGATTGATCGAAAAATGGGCACCGGTACTGAACGAAGAGTCAGCGGGC